GGAAATAGTTGCTCTGTTCGTGGGGAGCATGATTCTATGGATTCCCCTCTGGGCGTTCTTGGATTGGGCCGATGCTCGACGCTTGCACCGGAAGGAAAGCAGACGGCCATGAATGCGAACCCAGAGGTCATGGACTTGGACGCTCGCCGCAAGGCTGATCGCTCTATCGCAGAAGACCGCAGAGCAGCCCGCAGGGACTACGTGCGCCATTCAGAAGAGGCTGCCAAGGAAGACCTGGCCTATCGCAAAACCAAGGCGATCAAGCTGGTCGAATACCGCGCAGCAGGAGAAGCGGCAGGTGTAGCGCAGATCAGGGCGGAAGCAGACGCAGCGGAACACAAGTACAAGCGAGAACTAGCGGCTTCTCTCGCCAAGGCGGCGCTCCTGAAGGTCGATGAGACCGAACGAGAGGCGACGACGGTCCGTGATTTGCACAAAACTTCTGAGCGCATTGATGGGCTGAGCGCATGACCAAAGAGGTTGAAGCTCTGTTCAATGCGTCTGTCGCGCTTCTAGACGCGTTGGACCGCATGGATGCGATGGATAAGGACGTGGATATGCCGTACTTGGAGAAGCAACTGGACCGGGCTGTCAAGGATGTTGAGTTCTCTGAGGACTGGGGCTGGAGTGCCGCTTCATAAGCCCTACAAGGACGATGGAGCAGGCGGTTGGGTGCCACAGGCCCTGACGAAAGACCTGAAAGACGTTTCGGGCGTCGTGAAACTCCTCAGCACGGCCGAGAGCAAAGAAGACGGCATTCTAGCCGAGGTCTTCCACGAAAACGGCTGGATCTCAGTTGAAGCGATAGCTACAGACCTGAGAGCCAGAGGGTACGAGGTTGAGGTCTACCGCGATGAGCACGAAGATGAACGGATCAAGCTGGTAGCTCATCCGGCAGCAGGCGCGAAGCGACGCAAGAAAGACCAGATGAGCCTCTTGGGCGATGTTCAGCCCATGAACCCACTGAACTCATGATTGAGATTGAGGTCCACGGTATTCAGTTCCAGTTGCTCAAGCACGACGATGGCTGTTGGGCTCTTGTAGAGCCAATCTCAGGCCTTGACGTCTATCGAGGCGTCAAAGGTCATCATAGGCTTGATGTGCTCGATCAGGCTAAGCTTCGCCTTGAGTGGGCTGGCGCTGAGAAGACTCAGGAACGTGTCGCGCAGGCGCAAAAGCACGTAGCTGTTGACCGTACTGCTATGTTTCTGCACTAGCTGGAGCGCCACAAGATCGCGCTTGCTTGGAGGAGTTGACCCAAGGGCCGCTAGTGCAGGGTCGGATCTAGCCAATGCGCGCAGGGTTTGGTGTCTCTAGAGCGCGTCTCTGCCTTAGTTCGCTTTCGGCTTTGACGCTGTAGAGGCCGTCAGGGTTGTCTCCAGGTTTGCCGTACGGTCCGAAGATGCAACGTCCAGCCTCTCTCACGAATTGGCCTCACGTCGATTCTACCAACTTGCCGCACAGGTTTGCGGTTCTCTCCCGCAATGCCACCGCTCGTAGAGCCTCCTCGCCGTTGATCCGCGAGCGGTGGAGTTTTCGATACAATCGCTGCACGTCGTTCCCTTGGGCGGGCTCTCATGCTGACCAGATCAGCGTCACGGGTAACTGAGGGACGAGAATGGCTAGCGGAGAGACCCTATCCCGCCCTCCGTCTGCCGCCAATCCTTCTCTTTTCGCAGTTCTTGAGATAGGATCGTGGCCATGAACGATCAGGCGTATTTCTGGACGTATGACTGGCAACGCGACGAAGCAGAATCGCTCGCTGACTTGAAAGCTGGGCGTGCGCGTACCTTCGACAACCCGCAGGATGCGGTGGCATGGCTCAAGGCCCCGCTAACGCATCGCTTCTGCGAGTGGGACGCTGGCCCTGATCTAGCTCAAGCAACTTGGGAGTGGCCTCCAAAGCGGCGTCAGCTCTATGCAGGCGCTAACGAGTTTCAACCTCCAGACCTGGATTGGGTATGGCAGCGCATTCGAGACTCGAAGGGCCTATGACTGAAGATCTAGACCGCGCTCCTGAGATTCAGGTGGCCCTAGAGGCGCTGGCAGCCAACGCAGGCTCCCTCGCCCCCACCTGCCGTCAGTTGGAGGAAGAAGGCCGCCCCGTCTCAAAGGACCGCCTGAAGAAGTGGGCACGCGTAGAGCACCCCGGCATGTACCGCGAGGCTCGGATCAAACAGGCTGAGGCAGTCAAGGAATTCCTCGCCGATAAACACCATGCGGCAGCGATCAGGGACCTTGAGCTTGAGGAACGCGTTACGAAGCGCCTCGAAGAACGCCTTGAGAACGATGAACTGGAGCACAAGGACGAGTTGAGCTTGAAGGGCAAAGCTGGACTGGGCTCAGCGATCCATACCGACAAGGGCCAGATGCTAGACGCCGATCCCATCGTCCCTCAGACTGCGAACCCGATCCAGATCCAGATCAACCTGAAACGTAAGTTCGGCGTCGAGGTGCGGATGCCGGGCGAAGTGCTTGAGGGAGAGGCTGAGGAGATTGAGGACTCAGCGGCTTAGCAGCGTGTAGGCGATCTCTTCGACGCGCCCTGAGCAGAGTTTGCCTTTTGCGAAGTGCTTACGAGGCGGCAGCCCTAGATGTTTATGGCGGTCGTGAACCCCACAGACTGGGCAGAAACGCAGCGTGAACTTCTCAGGCGGCTTCATATCCAGTGAACCAGGACGAAGATCGCAACGGCTCCGAGAAGGATGCCGAGACTGTCTGAGCGGGAGTTCAACGTCTTCCCTCACCTTCGGCAGCATCGATGCGGTTCGAGGAATAAGCGACCTCTCTCGCTACTTCCTCGGAGCCGTAGGCGTCTGCGAGGAACGTCCCCTTGACGTTATCTACGACTTGCCAGCCCTCGGCGGTGAGTCGCACGACGTAGCGAGGGCACTGAGAAGCCGTAGGAGCCTCCCTAACGGCTTTCGTTGTCTTTTGGGCATCAGGCTTCATCTTTTCCTTTCAAGTTCTTAGAAGCTTCTACAGAGGGCTTGCGAGAAACGTTGGTATCTACGTAGGCTTGATCCAAACCTTCTCCTTCGGGTAATAGACCAACGTTCCCCAGTCCAGCACGACCGTGATCGTTACGACGCCCCGATCAATCCGCTTGATCTTCGACCAGTTGCGGGCGCTAGGAGCTTTAACCGCGTCTCCCTCTCGCAGTTCACTCGCCTGTCGGCTTGTTGCCATCCCGCTCCTTCAGTAGTTCGTAGACGGTCTCTCGGTGCTTCAAGCCAAGCAACTGCGCGCATTCGTTCTTCGAGACTTCAGGATGCTCGTGAGCCTTCGCGAGCCACTCAAGCAGTTCCTTCTTTGCCTTCACGCCGGCACCGCGAGCACGAACGCGGTCGGCGGCACAACGCGAGAGTTCAGCGCGTATGCGGTTAGCAGTTATGGCCAGAGCGTCTTCAGGCATCTATCGCATCCTTCGTGGACCAACTCGCCTCGGAACTCAATCCTCAATCCGATGGCGCTTGTGGCCCTTCAAGAGGCAGACGAGCCCTTTCAGCGCCTTCATCTCAGTCCTCCTCGCGTTGCTAACGTAAGGTAGTACCTTACACCCTAACCACGGATTAGCAAACACAGGGCGGTATTCAGGTAGGATGGAAGGCATGAGCGATAAGGCTGCAACGAAGACAGATCCGCTGCTCGACCACTTCATGCGCGCACTCCAAGAGGACGTTGATCCGAAGGACTCCAACCTCTCCCTGCCAGAAGTTCTCAAGTCCCGCAACCAGCGTGGTAGCTGGGACTTCGTAGGGATCGTGAGCTTGGAGGACGAGTGCTTCGATCCGTCCAATCACGGCTCCAACGTCACTACCTGCATGCAGATCATTACTGTAGCTACAGAGATGGCAAGAGAGATAGCTAGAACCAGGAAGCTAGTAGCTGAGGCTAAAGAGCAAGAGTAAGCAATCTGTAATGAATAGCTACCCAGCCAAGCACCCTCAATTGCCGTTAGAATGGCTTACAACGCGTCTGAGAGGTATCTAGGCATGAGCACGAGAGCGGAAGTCCAGGCAGAACTACGCATGAAGCGCCGCAACGCCTGGACTGGTCCCGACGTTGGTGCTCGCTGGAACGCCGTGCTACGCGCCAGACGACTGCGTAAGACACTGGCTAACCCGCACTACAAAGCCAAATAGCACGTAGGTACAAGCGTTGAGCCTCGGTCAACCAGGACCCAGGTACTGAGACCATCGCTTCAGGAGGTCCCAAGACCCTCCGACCATCCGCATTTGGCTTGGTCAAGCGGTAAACGGGGGCGGGGGAGTGGTGCTGGCTCGTGCGTGGGCTATTACTTTTATACGCCCGGCATGCACAAGCTGGGAGCCAATAGCCTTAAGTAGGGACTGGACGTGACGGGACCAGTCTGGTACAGTCCCGTTATGCCAAGAAACGAAGTCATCGAATTCAAAGTCACGGCTGAGGAGAAGGAGAGAATCCGATCCCAGGCCAAACATCTCAGAGTCCCGGTTGGGGAGTTCGTCCGATCTTGCGCTCTCCGCGAGCATCTGGGTTCTCCGGTTCCCTACGAGACCGAACGCGAGAAGACAAACAAAGCCAAGGTCCGCAAGGCCGTCGAGAACGAAGAACCCTACGAGGTCAGGGTTGAGCCTTCGAGTTTGGAGGAGGCCGACAAGCGGATCGAAGATGATCTTGCCGCCAAGGACGCTTTCCTCGCCAAGCGCATTCCGGAACTCAAAAGCCGGATGTCTTCCCGCAACGCTGAGGCTCAGGCTCGAAGGGAATGGGAGGAACGCAATGGCTAGACGACTTGCCCTTGACGCTGCGGCTTGCGTAGCCCTGGCCTTTCTCTGGGCGATCTTCCCACTCGCAGGAGCCTCGCTCGCCCTACTCGCTTTGTTTTGCCTTTGCGCTTATAGGGCCGTCGCATGAAAGAGCTTCGCATCGTTTGCCGTTTTCCTCCCAGGCCATACGATGGACATGGAAGATTCATCGAGGCACAGGACGAGACCGGGAAGTCCGTGAGGGTTGGCCGTTGGCGAGAACGTGAGGACGGTCTCTGGGAGCTGATTATCGTTGTGGACACGTTGCGATAGACTTAGTACATGGGATTGAAAGAAGTTCTTGGCAAGCTCGCCTACCCGGTGCTCCTCTTGGCAGCTCTCGTAGGGGCCGCTTTTCTCAAACTGACTGGAAGATGGCGTGGCTAGGACAGAGCGCCTGATCGTCCCGCTGACGATCAATGAGAAGAAGAAGATCAAGGCCTGGGCCAAGGAGGCGAAGCTAAACGATTCGGATTACGTCCGTTCGAAGCTCAGCCTCCCCTTGGCGCGTGGAAAACGCAATCGTTACGAGACAGCGCCTCCCGAGCCACCAGGCGATCCTGAGAATGCCGTAGACGTGGAGGAATTGGCTAAGAAGCTCTACGAGTCTCAGATCAACGTGACGCCCGGGGAGAATGATTGGCCTGAGAACGCAGGGCCGATGAGCCTGTCCTTTTGTCGCAAAGAGGCCAAGCGCAGGCTGGAACTGGCTGCGGCAGAACGAACCTAGAAAGGAAGGGCGATGGCTGGCAATTGGATCGCAGGCGCTATCAGGCATCCAGGCGCATTGCATGAAGACCTGGGAGTTCCGAAGGGCCAGACCATTGGGCACCAGCGACTTTTAGCTGCGTCTAAACAGCCAGGAGTCGTAGGTCAAAGGGCTCGATTGGCACTGACGCTTGAGGGGATGCATGGCAAGAAGTTGAAGAAACCAGCGCCGAAGCGAATCAAGCGATGACTCTCCCCAATTCTTCTCCTCGCTCAGAGGAAGAGCTGAAGAGCGGCTTTGCGCGTCTTACAGAGAATCTCCGCTCCATCGATCATCCAGATGCGAAGGTCTTGGCGGATCGCTGTGAGCGGCTCACCGACGGTATTCCCCCACGAAGCGATGAGGTTGAGCAAGAACATCGCGAAAAGGTCGATTACGGGATGCGCATGGCCCGTCAGCGCAACGACCTTCTAGCTGTTTTGTTCAGTCCCGAAGAGGACCGACGAGCCATGTTCGACTGGCTCTGTGCTCATAGCGATGTGCCGGAGCTATATCGCAACGACTACGCGAAGGTCTAGATGGCCTTCCGTACTGGCCATACGACCACGGTTGCCGGCGTAGGGACTGTCAACCGCAAGACCCGGACCTTTACCGGGAAGGGCAAAGCGCCAGCGGGGACTAGGAAGATCCGGGCACCCAAAGCCTCGGAAGTCCCCACGGTCACGACGAGCCCTAGCGGTCAGGTCACAACCCAGAACTTCCCATCCCCACGTGCCGCAGTTCAGGCTAAGCAGCGCTCACAGGCTGCCAGGCGCCGTGTAAGCCGCATAGAGGCCCAGCAGGCCTCGGCCCTGGCCTTCCATCATAGAAGTCAGCAACGGGCCGCACAGACGATCCCACAGCCTTCTCTCGCGGCGTTGCGATCACGTAATGCCCCGATGACCACGAAGACCGTGGTATCGTCCAAACCGCTCGGAGCCACCCCCCGGCAGTCGCGCTCCGGAGGGGAACGTGCTCCGAGCTACAAACCTCCGCAGTTCCAGGGGGCTAAGACGGCTGGAACACCCAGCCTCGAAGAACTTCAGGTAGCTGCCAGGCACGGCACGCTGCACACGAATCGTAAGGGACTTGTAACGACCCCTGCTGTTCGGAAAGCAACTGCTGGTCTGAGGCGCGCCAATGCAGTCGTCAAGCGTTCGACGGGTATCCAGGGTCCGCTAGCCCCCGAACAGAAACGCTTCGTCAAGGGCGTTGCCAAGCACACGGGCGAGAGCCCCCGGGCCGTAGCGGCGCAAGCCCTGGCTGAGCAGAGCGGCTCTGCCGCAACGGGCTATGAAGCCGCTGGCGAGCACAATTATCTCAACATCGGCCCCGGCCAGCACTTTGGCTCCAACCGCGAAGCCGTGAGGGAAACCTCGAAACTTCTCAATACGTCCTCCAACTACGCCGGGATTAGAGCGACGCGAGGCAAGAGCCCACTCGCTCAGGTTAGGGCCATAGGGGCTTCGCCGTGGGGGACGGTGCAATCCACGATGGAAGGCACGTTGCCCCAAGTCTCCGCCAAGCGCAATCCGCAGGCGGTCAAGCAACTCCAGGCTGCGAAGGCGCAGGCCAAGAAGCTCGGGCTGAAAACGGCAGCGCCGGACATCTCGCGTGGTCCAGATCCCCGATTCGTCTACGTGCGAGCTGACGCGAGCGCAGCAGTTCAGTGGGCGCAGCATGCGCTCGGCACAGCGGAGGGATCGACCAAGCAAGTCCGCTGGGCCGGAGAACAAGGTCTCTCAAGCAGCCAACCTTGGTGCGCCAACTTCGTCAGCGCCGATCTCAAACGCCACGGAGTCCCACTACCGCCGAACCCCAATTACGTGCCCTCCTATGAATCGGAATGGAGCGGAGGACACAACATCGGCACGAACCTCGCCAAGGCCAAGCCCGGCGACCTTGTTGCATACAGCGGCGATCACATCGGGATCTACAAGGGCTCGGGCAAGGTGATCTCCGGCAACTACGGCAACGAAGTGGCCGAATCCGCAGCCTCGGAAGGACCAGCCCCGATCTCAGCGATTCTGCGCCCGAACTACAAGGGCGGCAAGATCAAGGTCAAGGCCGGTACGCCGATCCCGAGCTACACGGGTGGCACTTCGGTTACAAGCGTCCCGGCTGGCGCAGAAGCCGCATTGGCTTCAACTACTGCGGTTCCGTCCGCTCCGGCGAAAGTGCCACGGCTCCCTAAGCTGACGCCGAATCAGAAAGCTCGCAAGACATTGAAAGAGCTAGCAAGTGTCGGCGCAGGCGTTGGGCCGAAAGCCGAAACGTCTTCGGAAGATAGGGCTTCTGTCCTCGCCGGTCTGGAACGGACCTACGGGAAACGGGCGGTCTAAGCCGCCCGGTCAAATGTAGCCTGTATCAAATTCGTCGTAGGCTAATTTGCGTTTAGGCATTGGCATCACCCCCGTTCCTCAGATACTCGTTCATTGCGGCGGTCACAGCGTCGTCAATGGACTCCTCGCTTTCCCCGGCTTCCAGCGCTTTCAGGACTGCCCCGAAAACACTTGCGTAAAAGTCCTCGCTCATTCCACTTCCCATTCCATAGATCCTGGGTTGAGATAGCCATGCGCACCGCCTTCAGTCTCGTTTGAGCAGTACGTACGGCCGCCCCACTTCGCTGGGATCTTCCAGCAATGGGCTTTGCTTAGGCTCGGTTTGGCAGATTGATGGGCAGCCCAGCCGAAGGGGTCTTGCGTGGCGATCACGAGGGCCACGACGCAGAGCAGGCCCAAGATCACTTCAAGGTTGAGATTGCGAAGGCGTCTCATGCTTTTAGCGTTTCTACGTAGTCGTGTCCGTTACGGCCGTCAACTTCCTTCCACCGTCCTATCCTGACCGCGCGACACGCAGGCCACGTTCTGACGATTGCCTCCGCCATTACCCGAGCTTCTCCGAAAGTTTTAAAGGTTGGGACGTTGAACGAACCTGTTGCATCGTTCGTCAAGAACCAGGGCTTCTCAGGCTCTTCGGGCGGCTTCACGACAAGATTGACATCAAGTGCTTCCAATCGTTTGATCTCCTCGTAATCAACCCGATAGGCGTCGGTGCCCGGTATCCATCGGCCACGCAGCTCCACGCTTCTCTCCCTTCGTTGAATTGTGGACATTCAATCGATCTCCCAGTCTCCGTAGGTATTGCCGGTGTATGCGCCACTCTTGCTATCCAGCGGCCAGCGCATGAGGCACTTCTCGCACTGAATACCCACAGCTTTTTCTTTGTTCACGAATAGCTCCAAACGCTGCCGTCCGCAATTTGCACAGTCGGCTGCTACGTAGCCAGCGAGGTCGGCGGTCTTTGGTTCTTCCTCTTCTCCGAACATTGTGGACATAATATCATGAATCCAACTCCTCAGGTCGAAGTCTCCGATCCGTCCGCTCTGAACGATCCAGCGGTTCAGCGAGAACTAGCGGCCTTCAACGCAGCCCTTGAGGCCAATCCGCTCTGGGCTTACAAGCCACATCCCAAGCAACTGGCCTTCCATTCGGCGAAAGTACGGCTCAGGGTTTACTTCGGCGGGTCTCGTTCAGGGAAGACTTGCGGAGGCGTCATAGATGACCTGATCCAGTGCGTTGACAAAGAAACGGTCCCGGATCATCTGCGACGCTTCAAGCGCTTCGAACCGCCTTGTCGTATTCGCATCGTGGTCCCCGGCTTCGAGCTTCCCCTCAAAGCCATCGAAGAGACGATCCTCCGGTGGTGCCCGATGTACGAACTCAAAGGTGGCTCGTGGGAAGAAGCCTGGAACCAGCGCAATCACACATTGCAATTCGGCAACGGCTCTTTCATCGAGATCATGAGCTATGAGCAGGACCGCGCCAAGTTCGGCGGCGTCACGCGCGAGCGCATCCACTACGACGAGGAGCCGGACGGAGAGAAGGGCCAGATCATCCGCGAGGAGTGTCAGACGCGCCTCATGGAGGTCAAAGGCTCAGACGAGATCTTCACGTTCACTCCGCTTGAGGGACTTGGCTGGACCTTCGATGAGTTCGAAGAACAGAAGGGGCCGGAAGTCGAAAAGAACGTTTGGCTGAATGACAAGATGCTAGTCGTGCGGGCGTCGGTCCGAGACAACCCGATCATCGACCCGGATGAGATCGACCTGCGCCTTTCCCACCTGCCCGAGTTGCGTAGACGCGCCAGGGAAGAAGGAGAGTTCCTGCACCTTGAGGGCCTCGTCTATCCGATGTTCGACAAGGATTTGCATTGCGTCAATCCCGAGTGGCTGCGTTCAGACGCCGGGAAAGACCATGTGCAACGCCTGGATCTCTACGAGGTCATCGATCCCGGTTACAACACGACCGCCGTTCTCTTCGCAGGTTTCGATCCTGAGAACCGGCTTCTGATCTACGATGAGCTTTACCTGACCGAATCCGCTTCGATCCCCGAGAATGCGGCAGAGCGGATCAGAGAGAAGCGCAAGGCGTGGGGAACCGAGCCGAAATACACGCTGATCGATCCCTCTGCTCGCAACCACACGCTGACCGGAGCGAAGCTGAACGGCAAGATGACGCCGGATACTGTCGAGGCCGCCTACTACCGCGCCGGGATCAAGACGATCCGGGCCAACAACGACAAAGAGGGCGGCGTCTTCGAGGTCATGCGTCGCCTTGAGCATCGCGATTCGGAAGGCGAGCCGGACCCGCTGCTTCTGATCGGAGAAAACTGCTCGAACTTGATCCGTGAGACCAGGCGCTATCGCCTCAAGCCGAAAGACGATGGCTCATTCGACGTTGTGAAGCGCGAAGACCACGGTGTCGATTGTAAACGCTACCTCTGCAACGCGAGACCATTGGCTCCCGCTACGCCGCATAGAGCCTCGCATCGGGTCAACAAAGGCTGGCAACCCGGCACCGCGCCGCCTATGTCAACGAAGAAGGTTCCTGAACCAGCCGGCCCGTTGGGGCCTTATACGTGAAGGGGTCGTGACCTTGACTTGCGGGCGGAAGGCTTCCTTCACGATTTCTTCAGCCTCGGCTCTGTCCTCCTTGGTCCAGCTACTCCAAGAGTAATCGCTGAATGATTCGACCATGTGCTGCGTCAAGCTCGGCCAATGAATGTCTTTTGTGTCCATAACGTCAGTCTATCGGAGGGTTCATGCCTCGCATAGTTAAAGCTCCGCTTCCATTCGCTCCGCACAACTGTCTAGTCACTTCACGTGACGATGGCGAACTGATCGACTTCGAAGCCGACGCGAACATAAACGAACCGTTTCCCCATGTCGTGCTGATGCGCGGCGTCGTGGAAGAAGCGGCCCGCGAGTGCTGCCAGATGGTCTCTGCGTCTGAGGTGGACGCCCTGAGGCTTCAGGTCGAGGGCTTCGCTGAGAAGGTCGCGGAGCTACAAGCAGACCTTGATGCAGCAAAAGCCTTTGAGGATCGCTTTGGGAAGAACTTGGAAAGCGGCGTAACGCCAGGAGTGCAGGTAGAAGCGGCTACCCCCGCAAGCTTGAAGGGTCTGAGCGAGGAGATCCATGCAGACAAGATCCGGTCTCTGACCGGGGAGGAGGATTAAAGTGCCAGAGGTTCTGACTCTCAATGCAGGAGATACGCGCACCTTCGACGCAGGGCTTGCCTCTGTTCAGGTCGGCGTAGGCTCCGTGATCGTCACGGATGGACACGACTCGACGGTCGTGAAAGCCGATACGGATACCGATACGCTCGCTTGCGAAGGGAAGCCCTCTCTCGCGCTCTACAGCCCCGATGGAGCCAATGTGGCTGTGACCTACCAGGACGAGGCAGAAACACCGCAGGAGCCCGCACAGCGCGTCTCAGGGGTATCTGCCGAGGTCGAGCCCTCCGAGCGTGGCGATACAGGTGGAAACGGCGGTTCCTACGAGTCCCGCACGCTTGATGAGCTTCGAGAGCTTGCAGCGCAGCGCAATATCAAAGGACGCGCCGGTCTCTCGAAGGCTGAGCTTATCGAGGCGCTGAGGGCATAGCCGATGGCCTACGTCCAGCAAAGCGGGTCGGCCACTACAGCCAGGGTTAGCAAAGGCAAACTCACAGCCAAAACCGAATCGAAAGAACTCGGGAAAGCCAATAACGACCGTATCGCGCTCCTAGTTACGAATGGCGGTGCGAAAGACGCTTGGCTTGCCCTTGGAGAAGCAGCCGTCGCGGAAGAAGGCATCTATCTGAAAAAGGAAGGCGGCGCCTGGGAAAACGTCGTCTACACCGGCCCGATCTTTGCGATCACAAAAGAAGGCGAAACCAACTTGTCCTATAGCGAAGTCTGAGCCATGGGTTCTCTAGTCAATCCCCTCGGCATCTCCAGCTCAGAAGTCCCCAACGAATCGATCACGACTGAAAAGCTGGCGACTGGTGCGGTGACAGGTGGCAAGATCGCAGGCGGCGCAGTCACCGAAGGCAAGATCGGTAACGAAGCCGTGGCGGAAGGCAAGCTGGCAAGCGCGGTGCAGAACAAGCTATTGACCCTCACCGCCGTAACTGCTCTTGCGACCAAGGCTGAAAAAACCGAAACCGAACCGAGCGCGACCAAACCGGCCTTTATCAATGCTCACGTGGAAGGAGCCACCCTGACGCGGACCAAGATCAAAGTCCTGGTTGGCGCAACGGTCGTGACCGAAGCCGTGATCAGTGCCGCGAACACAGGCGTCACGGCCCTCCCGATGAGCTTCATCGTCCCTGCCGGAACGAAATGGCAGTGGGAAAAAGTAGAAGGCACAATCGAAGCTTTCAAGTTCAGCACGACGATCCTCTAATGACTCTGGCTCTCGGCTTCCTCTTTCTTCTCTGTGTAGCTCTCCTGGGCTTCTACGCCTATTCGCACGACCAATGGCGCAAGGAGCGCACTGAGCTAATCCAGCGCATACAAGCTCCCGAGAGCGCATCGCTGGCCTACGCGCGAGAGCAAAAGGGAGAGCCTGAGCCAGTCCCGACCTTGGCCCTGGATGACGATGAGGGCTATCAGGCGCTACGGCTGAGGCGAGAAGGATCGGTTCCTTCAGGGGACTAAAAGCTCTAGACTTTCTAACTCGCGGGGTGGCAGCTACCACCTCCGGGACCGGGGCGCAGCCGCTCCGGTGGGTTTCCCCCGACGACAACGACCGAAGTGGCTGATAGGTAGTCGTCGGGGGCGCCCCGCCATGTCCATGATGAAAGGAACCCAATGGTTCTTGCTTTCTCGTGGCGTCCACGCAGCGAGTCTGCGCCCGGACCCATAGAACGATGATCGGGTCTCGGCTGTCTTAGTGCTAAGGCAGCCGAGCTTCCCGCTTACGCTGAATCGAAAGGATTTCGTGGCAGTTCTAGAAACCATTGAACAGAAGGCAGAGAGCGCGCTAGACCGCCTACGCCCTGCCGCTGCCCCGATTCCTCCCGACGTAGCCCAGCGGATCAAACGCGGGAAAGCGCGTCTCAAAGAGCTTCAGCCCCGCCGCCAGCTTTGCATCGAGTTCGCCAATGACAAACACTACGGCGTGCTTGCGGAAGACGGCTCCAAAATCCGCTACCAGGGCACCGTCTCAACGATCCTGGGGGGCAAAAAGCCCGATCACCGCGTCAGGCGCTCCCACGACCTGATCGGCCCGATGGTCCAAGCCAAGGTCTCCGCCGCTACCCAGCGAGTTCCTGGCTACGAAGTCAATCCTTCGACCTCAGACCCAGAGGATTACACGGCGGCTCAGATCGCCAAAAAGGTCGTCAACGCGGGCTATGAACTCTGGCGAGTCAAGCGAGCCTTTCAGAAGCTTGTCTGGAACGCTCTCGTTACCGAAGAGGGATTCATCATGGCCTATTGGGATTCCTCGATAGGTCCGTACGTAGATGTGAGCAAGCACCCCGAAGCGGACTATGAAGAAGAAGATGAGGAAGGGAATATCACGAAGCCCTACGCAGATCTTCCGCATCCCGAAAACTCCGAGCATGTGGGGGTTGGAGATGTGCGGATCAGTGTTTGGAATGGCTTGGAAGTCATGTGGGAGCCGGGCGTGGACTTCGAGGAAAGCCGTTGGTGGGCTGTGGAACACGCGCGGCCGAGAGACGCAGTTGAAGCCGAACCGGGCTTCATGGGCGGCAAACTCCCCGCCGATGCGCAGATGGCCGTGCGGGAAGGCGGAGCTAACGCGGAACAGAGCAACCTCTGCCTGATCACCGAGTACCTAGAGCGCCCGTGCCCGGCGTGGCCGCAGGGACGCCGGATCTTCTTAGCGGCCGGGAAGCAGATCTTCCCCGAAGAGAGCTACCCGCTGACCGATTCCAAAGGCGAAGTCGTGGATGAACCCTGCATCCATCGCCTTGGATACACGGTCAACCCGGCTTCGGACCGAGACAAGGGCATGGTCAAAAGCCTGATTGAGAGCCAGCGCCTTTATGACTTCTCAATGAACAAGATCAGCGAGTTTGCGCAGCTTGGCCTTGTAAGCCAGATGACGGCTCCGATAGGCGCGATCAAGACGCCGCCTACCGACGAACCCGGCGCGATCATCGAATGGGACCCGGCAACGCCTGGAGGCGCAGAACCCAAATTCAGGGAAACGCAGGGAATTCCGGCCGAGCTATTCAAGCTACGGGAAGAAGCGCAGAGCGAGATGCGCACCATCGCCCACGATGCGGAAATCCCGGCTTCCGCGCCTCAGGCGATAGCCCAGAGCCTCATGCAGGAGAACGAAATCTCCTGGGAGGATCTCGTAGCTAACGAGGCCGAAGTCTATTCGCGAATCGCTCGCGACTGCTTGACCCTCGTCCAGCGCCGTTACACCGAGGATCGGATGCTGAAGTTCCGAGGGCGCGCAGGCTATATGCCAATCGAAGATTTCAAGGGCGCGGACCTTCGCGACCAGACGGATGTACGAGTCCAGCCTGGCTCTCTGACGCCTCTCACCCGCGAAGCAGTCGTCCAGCGTATCCAGAACATCGCCCAGATGTTCCCCGGCTACTTCCCGCCGGAGGTTCTCTTGAGCGCGATGAACAACGGGAATGCGGAAGGGTTGCTTGAAGGCTACGAAGAGGACGTGGGCCGGATCAACTACATCATCAACCAGATCCGCTCCGGGCAGTTCTGGGCAATGCCGATGCGTCCCGCGTGGCCGGGAGAGGAATCTCCCAAGCTCAACCCTGAAACGGGCGAACCGGAATGGATCGAAGAACCGGAACCGGGAGAACCTGGCGAGCAGAACGAATTCGGGGAAGAAGTCCCTGGAACCGGTCGTCCTCCAAATCCCGGTAGGCCGGTCATGGAGACCGAGGTTCCGTCTTGGATGCCTCGCCCCGATATCGACAACGTTCAGGTCTGGCGCTCCGTGCTCGCCAACTGGGCCAAGTCAGACGAATTTTCCCAGCTTGACCCGGAAGCCCAGAAAGCGACGATGCTGGTCTTCTCGGCCCTACGCGATATCGAGCAGAAAGAAGCGCAGCAGAAAGCTGAACTTCAGAACCAGCTAGCTGAAAGCCAAGGCTTGAGCAACGCGGCTGCGCCGCAAACGAAGCAGGCGCCCTCTCTGCCGTCCGTTAGTGGCTCGGGTGAAGAAGGACCAAAGGAACTGGGCGCAGGCTCTTAAACGGTCTCTCAGGGCCGGAGAGATACGTGCACATTGCCCCCTTTCGAGGGAAGGCGCTTTCGCGCCTTCGGCCCCCAATGGGCTAGCTCAATCAACTTATCACGGACAAGCCTCAGTTCGAGGCCCCGTTCAAACGCGGACAAGCCGTCAGGCCCCGCTGTATCGAAAGAGGTAGTACCTAATGCCAGATGCACCCACGGCCCCTGAGGATTCAGGACAAGCCCCAGAGAGCACCGAGGCCCCCGATACGGGACAAGCCACCGAGGCTCAGGAGTCCTTTACGGACTTCAACCCTGCTAACGATATCCCTGAGGATGCAGACCGCGAGTGGTTCGAGAATCAATACCACGAGCTACGCAAAGGTTTCACGCAGAAAACTCAGGGGATTGCGCAGGAGCGTCAAGAAGCGCAGGAACTCCGCGAATTTGCGGAGGCGATGCAAGACCCCGCCACGAGAGACGCCATCCTGGAACAGCAGTTTGGCTATCAGTTCGAGGACGAGGGCGCAGAGGAAGAATATCTCGACCCAGAGGAAGAACTAGCCGCACGGGTCGAGCAGCTGGAAGGCCACCTCACCCAGCAACAGCAGGCTGAACTTGCTTCTCAGCAGGAGAACCAGGTCACCGAGTATGTCGCTGAGGAGATCGAAGCTCTTGAGAAATCTCAAGGGAAAGACTTCGAGTTCAGTCCTGAAGAACTGGCCTTCATCTCTACCTACGCTCACACGCATCCAAGCCCCAACGGTGCCCCAGACGTTCGAGGCGCAAACGACGCCTTGAACAAAATCCTGGATCAGCGCAAGCAGGGATGGATCGAGTCCAAGAAGTCTCCCCGGCGGATAAGTCAAGGCACGGCTGCGTCAAAGACGGCAGAACCCCAAGATCGCGGCGAGCGCATGGAATTGGCCTTGGAGGCCATGGAGGAAGCAGAAGCCTAGCTCCCGCCCAACCAAAGGATAGAAGCAATGGCAGTAGGCACTCGTGCCTCAATCGAAACAGGCCTGATGCAGGTCTGGACCGCTAAAGAATTCATCAAACAGTATTACGCGGAAGACCCGCTCTACGAAAAGCTCAAACGGCGTAAACCCGAAATCCAGATTGGCCTGGAAGCTCTCACGCCCATCTGGACTGGCCGTGGCGGCGGTATCAGCATGGTGCCTTCGACCGGTTCTTCGGAACTGAACGAAGCATCTCCGCAGGCCGTCAACCGGGCGAAATGGGAATACAAGCGCCAGTGGGGCGTGATCGAACTCGACACCGCCGGTATCGAGGAGTCCAAAGAGAGCCGTCTCGCCGTGATGTCTCAGGCAGACCTTGAGATCGAAGGCAAGCTCTCGGACATGAAAAAGCAATACACGCGCCAGTTCTTCGGAGATGGCACGGCGCTAATTGCCCAGTTCGAAGCGGCAACGTCGAAAAAACTCAAACTCCTCAAAACGGGGCTTGGGTACCAGGCGATCCGCAACGGCTGGCTGGTTCCGGGCCAGGTCGTGGACATTGGCACCAAAGCCTCGTCCAAATCGATCATCGCCAAAAAACCGATTGTCTCGGTCAACGAATCCGAAACGGAACCCTACCTCGAATTCGGGGAAGAAAAAACGACGACGGAAGAACATTACGTTTCAATCGCCAATGCTCGCCTCAACGAAACGAGCTACGAGACGAATGGGCTCCGCAACCTGACCTCGGAAACCACGACCCTTGGCGGACTGGCTCCGGCGACGGTGCCCGGCTGGAAGGGCGTCGTAGAAGAAGCCAAAAAAACCCCGATCACGCGGCAGAAGGTCATCAAACTGCGGCGCAGGCTGCGGCAGAAGGGCGAAGTGCCCGATTGGGGCGTGACCTCCCTGAAGCAGATCGAAGCGCTGGAAAACGAAAGCTACACGCAGGTTCGCTTCCAGAGCGTCAACGATCAGAACACTGGCGACGGCACGATGATCAAGGTCGGCAACATGCCCGTCGAATCTCATCAGGATTGCCCCGATGAAGATTTCTACGAGCTGGTGACCAAGCACACGTTCCTGCTCGGTCGTGACGGCTCGGGCGCCCCGAAATGGGTGACCAACGAATACGGAGATTCTTCTCAAGTATTCGTCTGGCGTCAGGGCACTACCTACCTAATCAGTGCTCTGGAGGTTTTCTGCGAGATGGCTACGGACCGCAGGAACTCTCTCGGTCGCATATCGGAACTCGCATAGCTGTTCGGACGCCCTGGCTTCGGCTGGGGCGTCCTTCAATCTTCTTCTAGAAAGGGGCCACAGTGGCCATCAGCACCAAAATCATCGATACAGCGATAGTCCCCGGCAATCGACGGCAGACTGTTTCTGAATCTACGTTTGACAGCAGCTATGCGGCAGAAGGCGAGCCGGGAACGGCGGAAGAACTTGGTCTCAAGCGAATCATCTGGGCCTTCGCGCTACCCATCTTCCCTTCGGAATCGGAAACCGTTGAATTCGGCTTCCCAGTCTTTGTCAAGAAAACCGATACGACCTTCGTGATTCAGGCTTTCAACTACAAAACTCAGAAAGAAATCGCTTCGACCAAAAACCTGGAAAAAGTCAAAGTCCTCATAGTGGCTTACGGGATCTGATCCAATGCTTAATCTGGGCGATGGGCGTCTAGGATCTCCTGAACCGATTGTGGGCCAGAACCCTCGGCTACCTCGCGAAGGGTCTCGAAGAGCATTTCAGGTTGCTGAGGCTCACGCCATAGCTTCTTGCGGGCTTCCTCCTCGGTCTCGGCCCACACCTGGAGAACCCCGAGCATCTCGTAGCACTTCGCCATAACGCCACCCTACCCGCAGGAGAACGAATCCCCAAATGCCATTGATCCTCCCCGAGAGCGCTGAGGTTGCAGCCTGGAAGGCAGAGCAAGCCGAACAGGTCGAAGCCAAGGTGCGCGAGGTCGAGCACTGGGACCAGGAGTTGAAGCGCATAGATCCATCCCTCAGCCTCGTCGTCGCTAAGCCCGGCTCAGAGGATGTTGGGCTCATGCCAGGACGTTGGCACGTCGTCAAGGCGATTCCTAATGCCCCGGACGAATACTGGCCTCTCGTAGGCCCGAACGACGAGTACCGGGAGCCAGGGGCTTGGGTGCTGGAAGAGTTCAAGGCTGCTGACCTCTGGGACGGACGCGTAGCGCGTGACAAGAAAGAACTGAAGCGCAAACTGCGTGAGGCAAAAGTCCGGGCCAAAGAACTCCTCCGGGAACAGCGGACCGAGGAGGTCGAGTACCAGGCGCGTGCTGCGAGGCGCGTGAGAGGCGAATCTGGGCTGTCTAAGCGCACGGACCTGAAAGCGAGCCCTAAGACCCTCGCGCATCGTCAGAAGACCTCAGAACGCCCCGTAGACGCTGGCGAGAAACCCTAGTGTTTATAGGTGGAAGAGAGGCCGGACAACGTAAGCCTGCGTGAACACGAAGCAGACCTTCGCTCGGCTAGAGAACTCACGGAGGAGAGGGTCAAGAGGCTGGATGAAGCGTTGACTCATTTGCGCGAGATGAGCGCAACCCAGCGCGAATCCGACAAGCTCGCGGTTGAAACGGCGTTGACCTCGGCCAAGGAGCTAAGCGAGGCCCACAACGGTCTCCTGCGCAAGATGGAGCTTCAGACCGAGACTTTTGAAACCAAGGCTGCTGCGGACGCGCGCTTCAGCCGCATCGAGTCTTGGCGGGCCATGATCACGGGTGGCCTAATTGTAATTGGTGCGGTAGGACTAACAAACTTCGTCCGGCTTTGGCTGGGGTAAGGCACGAATGACTTTTCAAGAATTGGTCAATACGCTCAAAGCCGAAGGCTACGACTATTGCGTCACCAACCAGCTTGAAGACTGGGTGCAGCGCTCTTACGCGCAACTGAGCGCTCGCTACCAATGGCCCTGGCTGGAAGAAACAAAAGAAACGACAGCGCCCTTTGAAATCAAAGACCTGCGCTACGTGCTCTCGGTCACCGATACGACGCAGGAACGTCCACTCTGGGGCGCTACTCGCCAGTGGATTCTGGAACGCTACCCAAAACTGGAAGAAAACGGGAATGCCGTTTGGTGGTTCCTTGACAACTTGACCCTGCGTCTCTTTCCGCTCTCCGAAGACAAAGTGGCGGTGCGCTACGTCAAGAAGGCGCCAAAACTCGAAGCAGCCACCGAACCGCTGATCCCGACCGAATGGCAGTACTTGATCATCGATCAGGCTCGCGTCTTCGCGCTCAAAAACAACGACGAATTTCAAGTGGCCAACGAACTCAAGGCCAGCGTTCAAGCGGATCTGAACGAAATGATTGCCGATCAACTTCGCCGTGATTGGCAATCTAATCGCTCGATCGTTCGCACGGCTCCCTACGGCTACGGCTATCTGTAGTGCCAGCCCGCTCTTACCAATCGCTTCCATTCGAAGGCTTCGGAGGCGGCGTCAATCTGCTTGACAAGGTAGACGCAGTCAAGTCCAGCGAAGCTATCGATCTTCTCAATGTCCTTTTCACTGAGCGCGGAACAATCGAATCGAGGCCTGGCTATAACAATTTGACGCCTTCTGAACTCACAAACCGCGCGGAAAGTTTGAGTCCCTTCTACACAGCTTCGGGAACCAGACAGCTTCTCGCGGGCTGCGGTTCAAGACTTGAGACTGTCTCGACCGCGGGGGCCGTCGTAGCAAGCGCTACGGGCCTTTCAGGCGGTCCCTGGGACTTCGCTCGTGTCGGCAAACCCAACGAAGAAGTCGTTTACGCCGGCAATGGTATTGATAGCCTCCGCAAGTGGGATGGCACAAACTGGACGAACCCAACGGTCACGGTTGATGGAGCAGGCGCTAAAACCGGGATCAAGGCTGGCTCTCTCTGCGTTCTGCCTGCCTACAACCGGCTTGTCTGCGGGGCTTTCTCAGGGAAAACCGGTGGCCCCGGCGGCGCTGAATCCTCTCCGAGCCACGTCTACTTCTCAGAAGAAGGCAACCCGGAGGCCTTCGAAAGCACCGCCTACATCCAGTTCACGCCCGGCGACGGGGAGAAAGTCCAAGCCGTCATAACCTGGCGGGAATTCGTCTTCGTCTTCAAGGAATCGAAGTTCTTCGTCATCACCGACCAGGCTCGCGATTCCGAAAACAAACCGGAATTCGTCTTCCAGACGATTGAAACCGGCGTAGGCCTCGCATCCCCACGAGCAGTCTGTATCCATCAAACCGGCGTCTACTTCATGAGCCGCGAGGGAATCTACAGGACCACCGGCTCTGAGCCCGAACAGATCAGCAATCTTGTTGAACCGATCTGGTCTGGGGATACGAGTCGCTTTTACAAACAGGGAACCCTAGCGTTTCCGTTCATCTCCAACTGTGCGATGGAAACCTGGGACGAACGGATCTATCTCAGCTTCCCGACCTCAGAAGCCAACAATCGTCAGCTTGTCTATAGCCCAAACTTCAAATGGTGGTCGATCCTCAACCTGCCCGCCACTGCATTTGCGACCTTCCGGGTTGAAAATGAAACCGAGTTGGTCTTCGGCTATAGCGCAGGCGAAAAGATGATCGGACGCCACAAAACGAGCTATACGAACGACGACGGTGCCGTGATCAAAGAGAAGTGGCGCTCTGGCTGGTTTGACCTTGGCTCAGCCGATATCAAGAAGGTCCGCGCTTCGAAGGTCTGGGGAACTGGCAAAGTCGTCATGGAGATCGACAAAGACTTTCAGGAAGGCTCAGGCAAACCCGAAGAACTGGACCTCACCGGCACCAGCGGGAAAGTCATCGGCGGTGAAGGCACCGAGGGTGGCGAAGGTTTCATCGGCGATACTTCGGGCGGTCTAGTCGGGAAAGAGCGACGAATAGCTCAGCGAGGCACCGTCTTCTCAGTCCTGCTCATTAACGAAGTTCTGGACAACGAGTTCTCGTTCCACCGCAACGAGCTTCTAGTTCCCGGTCTCGACGAACCTAGTCGCATAACGAGCTAGCGATGACTGTTGCGTGAGTCGCTCTTTGTTGCAAGCGTCTACGAAGACCCAAGTTCCAACTGCATCGTCGGGATAGCTTAGATCCAAGGCTGTCGTAGCTAGCGTCTGTGGCCCCGTAGTGCCATTGAGATTGAACAGATATCCAGACGGTCCAGTCTCTTCTCCATAGCGCGTCAAGGGAATCTCCGCGAAGCATTTGAAGGCTGAGAGCGCTTTAGCTTCTGCTGTGGCTGCCTTTCCTTCTAGCACCGCGATACGCGTGCTTTGAGCTTCAATCTTGCTCTCATCGGCGCTCAGGCGTTCTTCCAGTCGTAGGACGCGCACAGGAAGTGTCTGACGCCGTATCGCTTCAATCTGGCGATGCAGGCAGCCGAAGCCACAGGAAGCGCTTACAGGGGCTGGGATAAGCGCTAGGAGGGTCGTGAGGAGAAGAAGGCGCTTCACGTTTTCTCGGAGGCTGTTGGGAGAAGCCGACCGCAGCCGTCGCATTCGCGCTCAGTAGGACGAGGCACGTCATCTAGGGGCGCCATAAATCGGGCATCACAGATTGAGCAGCGGTAGCGTCGTTCGTTCCCAGCCTCGTCCTCCGTGACGAACAGACTATTCTCCTCCTCCTCCCCGGGGGGATCGAGGGCGCGCGCTCGTTGGACAGCGGCTTCAACCTCACCCAAGGAAGCGCTCTCGCCATCGCGGACGACCAGTTTGATTCCCTCGTCAGTCCTGAGCACGTAGCCGACGGCGAGCGCCATATCCCCGCGTTGGTCTTCAATCCACATCGGCTGCCCACTCGTTTCAACGTGGGTCGGTCTACCCTCGGAGACATCGGGGTTGACGAGACCCCGACGAAGCTCGCGAGCGCACTCGCGCAGTACTCCGCTGGGAGTCGTAGCCGAAGCTAGATGGCCGAGGTTCTCACGAGCCTTCGCTTGACTCTCGAATCTGCCAGCGAGCTGCTCCAGCGCCTCCTTCAGCCGCTCCCTCTCTTCTTCGGCTCCTTGCTTGCGGGCTTGGTCAAGCTTGCGCTCAAGGTCAACGACTCGGAATGCGTCGCTCACGCTTTCTCCTCTCTCGATTATGTCCACAATCTAGCAGAGATCTGTGAGCTTGATCCAGAAACATCATCTAGACAACCTGTCATGACAACTTCAAATAGACTGGCGTGCTCACACACAAACACGCCAGTTCGGCTCTAGGCGTCTAACTACGACGAAAAGAGCCAACGGGCAAACAATAAAGGAATTGAAAGCAAATGGCAGGAACTTACGAACAAGCTTCGATTGGCGAAGCTTGCAGTTCTGGCGATCCAAAGATCCTCGCCCAGTTGAAAGGGCAGAACGAAGCTCTCGATACGTCTAACAAGACTCCCGCGAGTTCATTGAGCCTTGGCAACCTGGGCCGTTGGTACACACCCGTTGAAATTCCGAAAGAAGAGGAACGGGAAAGTGAAACCTTCGGCACGTTGCCCACGCCTGACGAAGTTAAAAACGTGGTTGTCCCTCAGGGTGGGATAATCGTTGTTGGCTACGTAGCGAAGTGGTCGGCGACCGTTAAAGGCGCAGCCGCCATTTTCCTTGGCAATACTCAGATCAGAAACATTACGTCGGGTGGCGCTCAAGAAACGAATACCTCAGGCACGCTAGTTCAGGTTCTCGCGTCTACGACCTTTGGTCTTAACCAAGCAGCGGGAGAAACGGCTATCCCTAAAACTGGTGCCGTTGTTGGCCCGGGCGCTAATAACAGTGGCTTCACTAATATTTTCGTGGAAGCGGGCACGTACAACGTCTCGGTTCGTTATGAGACCATTGGCGGCGGCAAAGTTAAAGCCAAGGAACGCCGCCTCTGGGTCGGGGTGATTGGTGTCTAATGGCAATCCTAGACGCGAAGATCCCAGCGTGGCAGGCATCGACAAAAGCCGTAACGCCTACGAAAGTTGAACCGCTGGTTCTGGAAGGAAAAGCGCCCCTCGTCATTGACGGGGGAGCGCTGGGGTCCGTACGTGCTCTGCTCAAGAATCAAGTCAAACCCGAGCAGAACGGTCTTTGGGAAGTCTCCAAGAACGAAGCTATCGCCGGAACCGGGAAACTAGGAGGCGAAGGAAAAATCGGCGTTGGGGAAGGCTGGACGCTCGTACGTCCTTCCGATGCCGATAGCCCCGGTGACGTGACTGAAGGGATGCTTGTTCCTGTCGAAGACGGGGAAACCAACCAGGCGACCTCATGGATTCAAAGGACTGCTGGGCCTATCGAAGTCGGCGTCACCGCTCAGGCCTTCGAACCGCTAGTAGCCGGTGCAAGAGGCAACGCTGGTGGCGATCTAGAAGGGCTATACGCGAAACCGTCGATCAAAGAAGCGGTGATCGACAACAGCAACGTCAGTCCTGAAGCCGCGATCGGAGCCTCTAAGCTCAACCTGAAAGCTTCGGTTGCGGCTGGTGATCTGGCTACATCAGCCAAGGAACTGAGCCCTCAGCTAGTTACGCCGACCAAACGGAAGATCAACAGCGGCACAGTCAAAGTGACCTTCTCGACCTCCCAGGAATCCAATACGGTCGAAGTAGCTCACGGCCTGGAAGTAGAACCCAGCCAGGTTCTTCTGACTCCTCGCGGATTCCAGCTAGCGAATCTGTCCTTCTACGTGCCCTCTAGGACGAAATCTAGTTTCTTCGCCTTCGCCTTCTCTGGCGCGAAACTGAATACGACGATGGAAATAGACTGGCTGGCTTTGGGCTAGTCTTAGGACAGCGCAGGGTGTCCCCTCGTCTCCCTCTGCGCACAATGCCCCGGCGCGCCTCCCTCCTTATGGGCGCTGCCGGGGCTTTAAGCCTTTGAGCCGTTCTTCCATCGCGCAGGCGCTTGGATACTCGCCGGTCAGGGCTTGCAGTATGTCTCGATAGGCACGCTCTGCGCCTTTGTGCGCTTCGACAGCAGGGCTGTTTAACGCAGGCGTTGAATCTTCTGCCTTACGCCAAACCACTCGTTCCCGCAGAATGCGCCTCATAAGCGCTAGCTCGAACTCTTCTACATCCATATGTCCACATTATCAAGGAAGACCTCATGGCCCTACAAGCCCTTGCGATAGCCACTGAACAAGAACGGACCAGCACGACCTTTGGAACCCTTCCAACGGCTGATCTGATCAAAGAAGTCAAAGTTGGCGAAAAGGGATTGCTACGCATCGGCTACTCAGCGCGCTTCAAGTCAAGCGCCTCAGGAGCGGGTCAGGCCGCCATCTTCATCGGTACGAATCAGATCAAGCTCTTCACGACCGAACCGAAAGCTGTAGCTGCGGTGACTATCGGGACTACCTTCAGGCATCTGACTTCCCGCTACGCCGGCCTCGCAGCCTCCACGGCTGGAGAAGCCACGGGCGTAGATGCAACCACGGGCCAACTCATCAGCGCCAGCACAGAAGGCGGTGAGGCGGTCCTATGGGTGGCTCCTGGGACTTACGACGTGAGCATTCAGTTCAAGGCAACTTCGGGTTCCATCTTCGTCAAGGAACGCCGGTTGTGGGTCGAGACGCCTGAATGAGCAACTGGCCCGTAGCTGGCGGAACGGTCCGAGATGTTCCGACCGAGCGCAACCTACGCGATATCCGCAAGCGGGGTGGCGAAGCTGAACGACTCCTGATCGAAACGATCAAAAAAGGTCTGCCAGCCTCAGGCAAAGCGGGAGGCGTTCTCAAAGGGGAATATCCAAACCCCGAATTCGCCAAAGAACCAGCTTACAAAGCCGAACTCGAAAACGAGACCACGGCTCGCAAAGAAGGCGACTCCAACGAGAAAGCGGCAAGAGAAGCTGCCGACACGGGGATCAAAGGCGAAGTCAGCACTGAGAAAGCGGCTCGCGAAGCGGCTGACGCGACAGAGAAAGGCAAACGCGAAGAAGCCGACAACGCTGAGAAAATCGCGAGGGAAGCGGCCGATAACGAACGGATCAAAGGTCCAGCTTCAGCCACCGAATCAGACATCGTCCTCTTCAGCGGGACTACCGGGAAGGTAGCCAAAGACTCCGGGAAAACGATTACGTCGGTTCTGCTCGAAGCCGAAGAAACGGCGAAAGCGCTTGCCTCTGCTGCCTCGGCAGGTCTGACCTTCAAGAGCCCTGTCGTCTATGCCTCAACGGCTGCGATCACGGTCGTCACGGCTGCTGAAAAAACGCTGGCTGGCAACAGTCCTCTGACATTCGACGGCATCTTTGCGCTGGGCGAAGGAACGAGAGTCCTCCCCAAGAACCAGGCCTCAGAAGCCCAGAACGGGATCTACACGATCACCGAAAACAAAGCCTTCGCTGGGCAGGGCAAATTCAAAGGAGCCGGGAACTTCGGTGAAGGCAAAGGCTGGCTGCTCACCCGCGCTACCGATGCAGACCAGACCGAAGAGGTCAAAACCGGAATGTACGTCGGGGTCCTCAAAGGCACGACGAACGCAGGCTCAGCCTGGATTCAGCAAGAAGCCGAACCGATCATCATCGGCACTACGCCGCAAGTCTTCTCGGCCTTCACCGCCGCTCCAACCGGGAACGCAGGGGGTGCCCTGGCCGGCACCTATCCAAACCCAACGCTGTCCACCACGAGCAAACGTCTTTTCGTGCAGTTGATCGAATCGCTTACGAGCGCCGATCACAAAGAAAACTTTGGGTCCTTGAAACTCGCTCTTGAATCGGAAGTTGAAGTTACGCACGAACTTGGGGCCGAACCTAAAGAGATTCATCTGACCGGCATGGTCAACGAAAATGTCAACATCAATCTTCTGATCAAGGTCAAGAGCGCCACCAAATTTACGATTCGCAATCAGTCCACCAAAGAAGTCACGGTCTTCTGGAGGGCCGTGACCTAGGAGGGATACAATGCCCGCTGCACAGCTCGGCGTCACTGGGATCATCAACGCCAACGGCACCGTCAAGGAAGCCTTCGAAAACTTCAAATCCGAAAGGCTTGCGGCCGGGGACTATCGGATCACCTACAAACCGGAATTTATCGAATATGCATCGCCGGGCGTAACGCCGATGGGGAACAATGTAGGCGTCTCGATGAGTGAAGTCTCCAAGAAAGGCTTCCGAGTCAAATTCCCCCTGCTGCTCACGCTGCTGCTCACCGATACCGAATTCGCTTTCCAGTGCATAGGCGAATAGGGGGCGATTGAAATCGCGGGCACGCTCGAAGTTCCGGTAGAAGGCAATGCCAACACGACCGAGGACCCGAAGGTCAAAGCAGCGATCAAACGCCTGAACGAATTGCTGGAAGCCTCCAACCTGATCGCCGAAGCTGGACTTGGGACTGCTTCGGTTAGCTCTGCAAAGCTAGCTGCCTCCGCTAAAGAACTCTTTCTTCAGCTTCAGACGCCGGGGGTTAGGAAAGTCAACTTCGGGACTCTCGAAATCGAATGGGAATCAGGCAAAAACGCTTCGAAAGAAGTTGAAATCGAACACGGCTTGGGTACGACCCCTCAGGTCGTCACGGGCAACTTCGGCTTCAACGCCTCCTTCGTGGCCTACGCTGCCATCGGTACCTATACCTCTACTAAATTCTTGGTACAGGGGTTTACGACGACGGCTCCAGGCACGGCTAAAAAATCCCCGTTCAAGTGGATGGCGATTGCCTGATGCCCGGTGCACGAGGGCATCTCAACGAAGGGCCGAGGGAAATCGTCGGCAAAGTCACGATCACGCCAAAAGCTAAACGACAAGGCGAACGCCTAGACAGGAATACGATGTCAAGAAGGACGCAGATCATGGCAGCCATGGGGAAGACGGGCGGCACCGAAGCCCAGAACCCTCGTCGCAAACAGATCCGAGAAGGCCTGAGCATGAATCAACCTCGTGGTCCCGGAGGTCGCTCAGAGCTTCCAGGTAATCCTAGGCCGATGCCCTTCCCTCAGGTCGGACCTCAGGCCCCACGTCAGGGCGCAGGCCTCAACGCCCCACTCAAACTGGGAGCCCAACTACGTGGGCGCGTTCAGAGCGGAACCATCACCGGAGCGCAGGCCCAGAAAACAGCCCGTCAGCGTCAGCTACTGAAAAAGGCCTTCGGCCCCAACTGGCGCGAAGACGTGTACGCGGGCTCAGGCGCAAAGGAAGTTGGCGATCGTGGTCCCTTCGCGAAGCGCCAGGTAGCGGCGGAACGAGCCAAGGGTCTAGCGCGAGCTGAGCGAAAGCTTTACTAGGGACGCATGGCTCGACCGCGTAGGGCCGTCATACGTGCAGCCGTAGCCCAGAACCGCCCTGCGCAACCCCGACTCTCAGTCGCTCAGAACCGACCAGCGGCTAACAGAAACATCGGGGTTTCTCGTGGGCGGCCTGCGAGGGCTTCTGCGGGCTATAGGGGTGGTTCGGGACAAGGAGGCCAGGGCGCAGGTGCACAGGGCTCTAATGGCCTCCCACAGGCTTCTACGGCTATGCCCTGGGATTCCTCGGCGACCGAAGCCGTCAATGTCGCCGGGATGAGTTACGGTAACGCTCTCTCGGCTATCGGCGCCAACGAAGACTTCACGAAGCGCAACATCGGCCTAGGCGCAGGCTACGAAAACAACCCGTACTCCCAGGCCTCCCTACTGGTCCGTCAGAAAGAAATCGGCATTAGAGGCGCTAACCAGCGCCCAGGCCAGCTCTACTCAGGCGCGACCGTCAACCACTTGGGTCAGACCGAACGCGGCTACAATGAAGGTCACTACGGCCTTGAGCAGACGCTTGCGGCAGACGAAGCCAAATGGGGCGCGCAGCGCAACGAAGCTGCGCAGATCCAGCAAGAAAAAGAACTGGCAGCGCAGGAAGCTGCGATTCAGCGGGCGGCAGAAGAAGCACCTGAACCTACTCCAGTCGGCCCTGCGCCTTCGGGCGGTGGGGGAGGCAAAGGCAAAAAGGGCGGCGGCAGTGGCTTCAAGCAGAATAAATCAATCGGTGGGAAACGACGCTAAACATCGGCAACGGACTAGTCAACAAGCTCGACTTCCACATCGCGCGCCAACCGATGGGCGACGGCGGCAAGTTGCACGGCCTCCCCCCGCAACTGATGCCAGTCTGGGCGGCGCTTCCAGTTCTGCCATGCGTCGAAGCACTCGGACGCCTCATCCTGAAGGCAGGCTACAGCCAGTCGCATCCCCCCGATACTTGAGTCGAAGGCTCCGTAGGAGGCGTCCTGACGAGCTACCTCCTGCCGAACCGCCGCCTCTACTTGTTTGGGTGTTAGCGATGCATGAGCCATCCCTTCTCCTTCCATTCGATTATGTCCACAATATCAGAGGACTAGATGCCTAACAAGCGCCGTTCCCAGATCAAACGTCAGCTTCATCGCGAAACCCGCGAACAGAAGGGCCGCGAACGGTTCGTTGAAGCTCCAACTCCGAAAGGGGCACAACGTACAGCCCGAGCGGAGGCTAATACCGTCTACAAACCCGTGTTGCGTGGCCTCCGCTCAGAAGTCGCTGGCTCCAAGAAGCGCGAAGGGGAACTCGGTAGCTGGTACGGAGGCTTGACCTCTCAGATCGGGCAGGCGCAGCAAAACGCCGCTGCATCATCTCAGGCAGCCGAATCGGCGCTGACGCAGCGGCTCGCCAATGCTAGCGCTTCAGATCAAACCGCGCTGAAAGAACAAGCTTCAAAAAATGAAGCGCTTGGGAAACTGCTCGGTACCAACCAGGTCGGCGTCTCTAACGCACCTTCGGCCTCAGCGGGCGCTACGGCCATAGCCCAGCAGCGAGTCGCCCTCACGTCGCCCCTCACCGCAGAAAGAGCCAACTATCAGAACTACCTGGGACAGCGAGGTGTCTCGGCCACAGAACGCGGTATAGAGGCCCACAAGGCCGAGACCTCACGCAGGCGCAAAATCAAGGAAGACCTTCGGGCAGGTAAGAAGGAGCGTGGTCAGGCTGTGGTCTCGAACCTGGAGAAACTGCGGGAAGGCGCGAGGGACTACGCGATTCAGAAACAGGCATTCGGCCAGAAAACCAAGGAATTCGGAGCGGAACGTCAGGAAAACGCAATCGAACGGGCTCAGAAAGCGCGGGAAAGCGCAGCCTCCAGGGCGATCTCAGCCGAGAGTGCAGGATCAACGCGCATCTCAGCAGAAGCCAGTCGTAAGAACGCCAATGTTTCTGCTCGTAAATCCAAGCGCGAAGCTAGGGAAAAACAGCGTGAAAGCGCTATGGGCGGTGTCAACCGCAAGGCGATAGCTGCAGCTCGCAATCAATATGAAGCCGGGACCAAGGACGCAGAAGGCAATCACGTCGGCTGGAACTCCTGGGGCGAATTGGCTACGGCTGTGGCAAAGGAATCCGAAGTCACGCCTGCTGAAGCTCGTGCTGCGGTCAACCGGATCAAGAAAAAGGTCGAAGCTAAAAAGACCAAGCAGCAGAAACAGACCGCTATCAAGAAAGCTCTTCCAGGCTTCTAATGCCTTTCGGCAATATCGCCAAAGACGTTGAACGTGCAGCTACGCGCAAGCGCGTTAAGCGACCCGAAGCGCTGGGGCCGTACCGCAGCCAGTCAAGCGTCCCTTCGATTCGCAGGAAGGCCACGCCTGCTGAACACGTCGCTGCGCCTTCGCCGTCGAGGGTTCGCAGTAAAGCGCCAGTAGCTGCTAGTAGCAAGCCTTTCGCCGTCCCTTCGCTGCCGAAAGCAATCGCGCGCAAGAGCAAGCGGCTCGAACACGAAACCGCGCGCAAGATCGCCAAACTCCGCGCTCTCGACGTTCTCAAATCGAAAGCGCTAGAAACCCTGCGTGAGGCAAAACCGCCACCTGAGCCGCATACGATCTATCAACAGGCGCGCGGAGCTGGGATCAAACCTCCCGTCGCAGAGCGCAAAGCTTTCCCACGAGCCTACGAGAAAGCCAGAACCGCAGCGGTTGCCTCCAAAGAAAACCTAGGCGAACCGGAAGACATCACCCACGCCATAGAAGTCGCTTCACTCGCTACGGGTGCAGGGGCTTTGGCGAAGCTGGCTGTCCGGGGCGGTGAGGAGGCTGCTGCGGGCCTCACGGCCAAGGAGGCTACGAACCTAGGGTCGAAGGCTCTCAGCGCCGCACAGAGCGGCACAGAGCGTGTCGCGAAGGCTACGGCCTCACGGGTCAAGGCCGAGGCGAAAGCCTACAAGGAGCTTCCTGGCAAGAAGATTGCGAAAGTCAAGGAGACTCCTGCTAGGGTGCGCTCAGCGCCCAAGCGCGCGCGACGGGCAGTCGCGACTAAGCAGGGACGCCGGGCTGCTGCTCAGTCAACGGCACGTTCGGCCCGGCGTCATCCTGTACGCTCTGGATATGGTGCAGCGGCCGTATCGCCGGTACCCCTACCCGGCGAAGCCGATAAGCGGGCCAGAGCTTTTGTGGGGGGAACTGCGCGGGCCTTGGCGCAACATCCCGCCGAAACACTTGAGACAACTGGACGCTCTTTGGCAGGTGCCATCACCGGTCCAGCCGCCCTACTTGGAGCTGCTGCATCCTCCGTTAAGCACGGTACGCCTGCGCCACTAATCAACACGGCAAAAGAAGAGGCCAAGGGCGTAGGCCACATCGTCGGTCAGGCGTTCTCGGGAGACACGAAGAAGGCCGAACTCGCAGCGCGAAAAGAAGGCTCGCTCGCGCTGGCTACTCCGCTCCCAGCCCTCACCCGCCTGGGGAAGTACGAGAAAGGCCGTGGCGTTCTACGAGAGATCGCAGCCAAGGGTCGGCGTAAACTCGCCAAGCGCAGCGAGAAGCTGAACCGCAATGTGCGCCATGCGCCCGAGGGCGTAGAGCAGCACGTCTCAGGAGTTCTAGGCCGCCACGAGCATCGCAAAGAAACGGCATTGCTCAAGCAGCGTGTCGATAACCCCAGCCGGGTCAAGCGCGCTCACCACGAGGCTGCGATCTCTCACGCCATTGCTAAGGCACCAGAGGGTTCTCATGTAGCGCTACAGACCTTGGCCGAGTACGGGATCAGGGGCGAGAAAGGGGCAGCGCTTGTAAGAGAGCGGGCGGCTGAGTCTGAGCGTCGCGTCTCTTTGCGTCGGCAGGCGACCGACAAGCGAGCGCAGGCTAAAGGTTTGAAAGGCTCGACGCGAGACCATTTGCTCAAAGAGGCCGCAACCCTAGAGCAGACGGCTAACGCCATCACACACCGTGCACCGTTCGATAAACAGCTAATCGCAGCGCTAGACTACGCAGATCGCCATCCCCAAATCTACAAAAGCAAAGACTTCGCTGCCGCTCTATCCGCAGTGGATAGAGCTTCGGCCACAGCCCCCGCTGCTCTCGCCGGAAAGGGCGAGCGTGCAAGACTTCTCAGCCAAGGTGACCTCTTGGGAATTCAGAGACCGGAGCACATGGTTCCTGAGGGAGGGTCCCGACTCACAAGCGCCCAGTCGCGAGAGGGTGCCTGGAACGACCTCCACCAAAGAGACCTCCGGCTCAAAGCCCTAAAGCGCCAGGGCCGGGAGAAGTTCAATCAGGCCAAAGTCCTCAAAGGGCTTGAGGCACGCCAGGTTCACGATGAGGGGAAGGCGTTCTACGCCCAGGCCCGCAAGCTCCAGAAGGACAACAAGGCGCTCTACGACGCTCTCAGCCCCTACACGCATCCCGAGCATTCCATCGACCAGTCTAAACGGATGGTCTACGACGACACGATGCTCTCGGAGTACAAGCGCCAGGTTGAAGCCGCCCGTAAACAAGCGGGTTTGGCACCCGCGATTTGGACCCATCACGGCCCCGTAGATCAGGCAGGCTCAGGAATGGTCGGGGCCTACTCCAAGGCTCCAGGCGTGGAGCACATGCGCGAGGGAGCGCTGGCGCAGGGCGATAACTTGGATCGCTCGCTTGAGGGCCTCATCCGTGGCACGGTCCACCTGCCTCGTCAGCGAGAGGCTGCCAGACAGTTTGTTAGAGCGCTTACGGATCACTTCAAGACTCCGTTCATGATAGACGGAAAGCAGAAGCTCGTAGGCCAAGGATCGAAGGACTGGAACGAGATCACCAAACAGGGTGGTCAGTTCGACCCTAAGTCCTGGGGACGCTTGTCTTACCGCGAGTGGAAGAACGCTCTTAACGATCCCTATATCTCAGAGGCAGAGCGCTCAGCGAAGCTACAGAGCCTTCTGGCAGATGCTGAGACTGGGAAGGTCAAAGGCCATGAGCCGTGGATTCTGATGCCGCGAGAGGCCATCAAGGAGGCAAAAGCCCAGGTCAACCCCGAGCACAATGGCGTCACGAATCTTTTCAATTCCTTCGGCCGCGTCTCGAACCGCCTGATCCTCGGTACGAATCCAGCCTGGGAGGTAGCGCAGACCGTGGCTGAGGGAATCCCGATTCTTCTGGCCCATCCTGAGCTTCTCAATCCAGCCAAGCTCGCTGGTATCGAGAAGGACATCTGGAAATACCGCAAGCAGAATCCCGAGAAAGCGCTGGAGCTACAGGCTATGGCAGGAGCTACCCCGATCTCAGGCGCTGCACTCAGGACGCCTGGCGATATGCAGGAGACCTACACGCCGGTTCAGTGGGCAGATGGGGCAAAAGAGCTGACGCGAGGGAAAACCGCACGGGAGGCTCTCGGCTTCGCTAAACTGAAAACCCTTGGCACGATTGATGCCCTCAGACAAAACGAGTACCGCACGGTACTCCTCGCGGCCGAGGCTGATAAACGTTTTCGTTCTTGGCATTCTTCTCTCACTGGTCTATTTGATAGACAGGCTGCTCTTTCCAAGCAGTTTCGAGGAAAGAGCCGTGCTGAGCTTTGGGATTGGCTTCAAAAAGATCCCAAGGGCAAAGCCGAGCGGGTTAAGCTCGAAGATTACGTAGACAACGTAGCCGGGAACTGGACTGCCTTCTCTCGCTACGAGCGCGACTTCGCCCCGCTAGCGATCTTCTACGGCTTCCTGCGCTACTCGATTCGCTGGTCGACCTGGGCCTTTCCGAAGACTCACCCGATCATGGCGACCATGGCCTATATGCTTGCTCAGGCCAATGCCAACCAGATCGACAAGCTGACGGGACAAGGCCTTTACGAAAAAGGGCTTCAGAAGACCAACGCGCCCACGAAGCCTTCCAACCCTCTCGCCTATGCCTTCCCGGTATACGAGGGACCTACCGGCAAATCAAGCACGTTGCCCGGCGGCTCGCGTATCTCACCTGGCCAATCGTCGGTCACGCAGGCATTGAGCAGTGGCAACCCGGCCGCACTTCTTAGTTCCGCTAATCCCTTCCTTGGCGCTGGCATCGAGGGGCTAACCGGCGTTGAATCCTTCACTGGAGAAAAGACCACGAAGCCGCAGGGCTGGGCTGCGCTCGAACAGCTAACCGGCCTCTCTTTCCCAGCCAGAGCAAAGCTCCCGTTCCTCGGTAACCAGAGTCTCTCTGAAAAGGGGCTGGAAGCCCTAGGCGCTCCGTCTCGTGGGCCTGCATCCAAGGCTTACGAAAAACTAGACCCAGGGAAGACCCTGCGCCAGGGTCTCGACCCATTCCTTCCTCAGTCAGGGAAGAATTTCGGAGCAACGGAAGCGCTTTCCAAGAGCTTCGACCTGAAGTACGGCAAGGGCAAGATCCCTGGTCCCTTCGACAACGCCCTAGTTCAAGAACTCCTTTACGGCAATAACGGAAAGCCCAAGCCAGAGCTTCTGCCCAAAGTCCTCAACGCGATCCATCAGTCCGAAGAAGGCTCGGCCAAGGTCAAAGCTGCCGAGGCTCCGTTCTACCCAGGCAGTTCGGGCGGCTTCACGAAACAGCAGTCTCAGCTTCTCGAAGCCGTTGAGAACGCCTGGAAGACAGGTCCCTCAGGCAAACCTCGTAAGATCAAGCGCGGCGTAGGCGTTGGGGGCGGACGAACTGGTATTGGGATCGGAGGAGGTGGCACCGGAATAGGTGGATCGTCCGGAGGTATCGGTATCGGCGGTCCTAGCGGGGTTTCTATTGGCGGCCCTTAGCCCCATAGGCTTTCAGGTAAGCCAAAGCCTCGCGTCTCTCACTCTCGTCAACGCGCTTGGGAAACCCGGATTTCTCCGGCCAATGCTTCTTCCAGCACTCGGTCGAGTGAAAGTAGGTAGACGTTCCACAGGTTGGGCAGACCTTCATTGTGTCCACAATTCTAGCAGAGGAAATCCGTGAGTGAGCCAGGAGAAGAAACAACCCGGGCGAGACTGGGTACCTATCCTCTTGACCCTCGCGCTTCTCTACCTCACCCTGCTGCTCCCCCTCGCAGCGTTCATTGGAGCGAAACCGGAGGTAATGGGTGGGGCTATCGGGGCAATAGCCGTGGCGCTGGCTGGGATCGTGACCGCACGAGCGTGGTCGTCCAAATGAACTTCGGGGAGCGTCTCGTCAAGGAGTCTCGTCTGATCTACCAAGAACTCCTGAGAACGCCTCCCATCGTATTGCTCATACTTTCCTGTCTGGCGGTGCTGCTCGTTGGAGCGATAGTCGTAGGAGCTACCCGGTGAGTATCCTCCTTTTTCTTCTCAGCGTCGTTGGGCTGGCCGTCTTCCTCTTCGGGGCGTTCTTCGCATGAGGCGTCCTCCTGTAGTCCTCGGTCTCTCGGCCCTGACGATGCTCGCCCTCCTCGTAGCCCTGGCCTTGATTCTCTTCTCGGTCAATCCAGGCGTAGACCGAAACGAAGGCGAGATCAAACAGGCCGTGATGAGCCAGCACGCGATCATCTGCGCTCAGGTTCAAAACACCGCCAACGCCTACAGATTTCGCTCGTTGACTCCGAGCGGTGACGTTGAGCCGATCCGTCACTTCCTCACCCGCATGCAAGCTCAAGAGCAGACGTTGCGTCTAGCGCGGGGCTCAGAATGTCGTAGCGCTCCGGGCTTCCCGCCCGTGGGTCTTCAGGTCAAACGAGCGCTGCATCAGATCAACGAAATCCTTCAGCACTTCGAGCCAAAGCTACGTGAGCCCGTTTCACAAGGCACGCCGAATCTAAGCCCATCAGACTCAAATAGACACGGGAGTTTTCCGCAAAGCGTTACTAGGCCTCCTCACGCCGGGATAGACGAATCCGGCGCACCGGCCATCCTCAAGCCCAAATTGACTCCCAGCGCTCCCGTAGGGCCTCAGGCGGGACATACGCAGACTGCTCCGCCTGTCGAGGCACCACAAGCTGAAAGCTCTCCAACAGCGCCGAGCGAAGAAGAACCAACGCCCGCGGGTACAAACGTCGTGGCAGAACCGAAACGGCCTCCACTCCCAACGGTGCCGATTCACGTAGAACTCAATCCAACGGAAGGCCTCAATGTCGAAGTTGCGCCGTGAAAAAAGGCAGATATGACGATTGCCGAATATCGAAAGCGCCTCAAGAGCGCTGAATCGAAGGAAAAGCACTTCCTTGGATTGCGCAATGCGTGGCGAGCCATCGTCAAGCGACGCGGCACGGCCTTGGCCGAAGCGATCAAACGCAGTAGGCGTGATGAGACGAAGCCGCACCTCGTCGGACGTAACCAGGTTCGAGGTGGAACCGCGCAACAGCGCCTTCTCTTCGCCATGGAGAAGGCTCACGAGGGTTTTCGCCACTACTACAGCGAGGGGGGGAGCTGGGTAAAGGGCTACGCGCTGACCAACGTTCCGCGTGGCGCCTATCGCTCGGATTGCTCATGGTGGTACACGATGCTTCGCTACGCCTGCAACCTTCAGGGACCGAGTCTCGAAGGTGGATATACGGGCACGATTCTTATTGAAGGTAAACGGTGCTCACGCGAGCATGCTGAAAAGACCGCTGGCATAGCTGTGGTCTTCGGCTCAGGTACGGCCTTCCATGTAGCGATGTCCACAGGCAAAGGCCCAACGGTCTACCAGCACGGCGTGCCGGAAGTCGATACAGGTACCTTCGATCAGTTCGGCCCCTCAACGGAAGTCCGATTCCGTTCCTTCCCAGACAAGCCGCGATAGAGTCTTGGCCATGAACGACAATCTGCGGCATCTCAAGGAAGAACGGAAGTTCCTGGAAAAGGCCCGAGCCGAGGGAATCCCTCCTGCACGAGCGCTCAAGGGGATCGTCCAACAGATGCTTGACGACAGAACGGAAGGCTAATGAAAAATCTCTTTTTGGACGATATCCCAGTAGCAACCCTACAAACGCTCGCCGGGATCGTCCTCGCAATCATCGCCTACATAAGCAAAGACCTGACGATCTTTCAGGCATTCGCCGCCGTGGGCATCAATACCGCCGGGGCCGGCGTCGTAGGTGTAGCCCGTAACGGCTCTGGGAGGGGTGTGAAGCGGTGATCGGGACGCTTCTGATCATCCTGCTGATCGTCGTGATCGTAGTCCTGCTCGTTCGGTGACCCACGTATCTCGTGGGCACGGGAGGGAGAGATCCCTGGTCAAGCTCTTGCGTGGAGAGGGCTGGTTCGCCCTACGCGCTCCTGCGTCCCTAGGCGTAGCCGATGTGGTCGCCCTGAAGCTTGGCGAGACGCCGAGACTTTACGAGGTCAAGAGCACTTTGACTCCCTACGCGCACTTTCAACCCGGAGATCGGCTAGTGCTTACCGAGGCCGCTGAACGTGCTGGAGCCGAAGCGATCCTAGCCTGGTGGCCAAAGGGGGGGAAACTCAAGACAATTCCTTCAGCATTATGGCCACAAAGCTGCTAAGCTGGCTTCGCTGACTCTCTCTCGTTGAGTTACGGTTGAGACAGATTCAATTGCTCGATGGACAACGTCTCGGTTCGAAAGGACCGGGGCGTTTTTTTATGCTTCGGGATAGAGAATCGGCAGCATGTGTGGTAGGTCCATGCCGATTAGGAGCCTGTCTACGGTCGAGAGCGCTACTTGGTCGTACTCTCCGTGCAGCAAGCCATAGATTCGTCTGGGAGGGACGCCGCTGCGCTCGGCTAGTGCGCCGAGTCCCTTGGCCGTGAACTGATTCACAGCCTCTCCGTCGAGATTCAACTCCGTAACTAGAAGATCGATGATCGGTTTTGGTTCGAGCCGTTCGCCTTCCGTCAAGGGCTGCGTTCCTTTTCGCCAGCCCAGTACCCGATCACCCTTCTTGCGGCGCTGGATGGCCTGGGCCTCTCGCATACGCTCCCTCCAGGCCTCACGTTTCTTAGTCGTCATGCTAGCTCTCCAGCGCCGGTCAGAGGCAGCTTTGCGAGCCTTAACGTCGATGCCTTCGGCCCTTAAGCGCTCCAGTCTTTCCCTTTGCTTACGAGCTTTACATTCGTTGCACCAAGAGGCCAGCGTTTCTGAGGTGAGGCCCGACTTGAGCTTGCGTTTGACGACGCCGAAACGCTCACGGCTCTTGACCGTGTCGCACTGAGGGCAGCGCTTGTTTTCAGGCAGCGCATGGCCTTCTTCTAGAAGCTGCCTGTAATAGCGGCTGACGCCTTCTCCCACTTTCTTGCGCCACGCACGCGAGTACTGACTCTTCTTCCTCGTCACGACGGAGCACCCTATCTCACGTCCGGGAACTGCGCTAGGTTGTGTCCATGAAATTACTACGCGCGAAGGGAATCGAGGAGCGGCTTAAACGAGTCTTGAATGACTTGAGCTACATCGAACGCTTGAGTCGTGACTCCGATTTCATCGTTCACGAAATCAGCGCAGGTGCCGAGAGCATCAATAGTGCCTGCAACCACGCAAGAAGGCTTGCAAACGAGGAGAGAACCAATGCCTAAGGATTTCATCGTCATACGAGCTGATCACAAGGAAGACTGGTCTGGGCAATACGGCCCGATGAAGACCTATTCCCTGACGCTGGAAGAGGCCCCCCAGGGCTCTGGAATCTCTCACGAGGTAGAGATGAACCAGAAGCCCACGACAGCGCCTCCAGCGCCCGGAGAAACGCTCTCAGGGGACATCACGCCCAACAAGAACCCGGACTTCCCTCCGAGGTTCAAGAAGGCTCAGAAGGAGGGCTTCTCCGGCGGAAGCGGTGGATCGAGTAGCGGAGGCACCTTCAAGCCCCGCGATCCATCTGAAATCGCAGGAGCAAGGCACGCTCACAACCTGCTCGTGGCAGCTCATAGCTTCCCTGCGTTGCCTGCCGACGGGAGAGGTATCGTCAGCCCCGAAGTAATTCAGATGCGTCTGGATGACCTGGAGGCTTTCGCCTGCGTCCTAGACGAAAAGACCGCAGCGATCAGCGACGCGGCTAAGAGCGCGCCAAAGAAAGAAGACGGGAACGACCTGCCGTTTTAGTAAGCTTTGTCTCGTGATAGCCGGGCGGTAAGGGGCGCTCCTTTGTGGGCGTCCCCTTTTTCGTTCTCCTTGACCATTATGGTCACATTCAGTATGCTCAAGCCGTACTGACCACAACGTAGGGAGAGAACCTATGGCTACAAAGAACGAAGACGCCTGGAAACATCGCAAGAAAGCCACTGAGCCCGAGAAATCAATCGCAGACCGCCTCGCGGTCATCCGAGGCCACGCGCTACGCCGGGAGATTCTCCAGGCGGCACAAGAAGCTCACGCTCAAGGACGCCTTGTGAGCCCCGTGGGGCTTTCCAAGCAGCTTGACGTTCCGCTGAGCAAGCTCAGCTATCACGTCAAAGTCCTGGTTGGAGAGGGCGGCCTAGAACTCCTTGACGAACAGCCTAGGCGTGGCGCAGTCGAGCATCTCTACGGGATCAACGAAGATCTGCTGGCTGAGATCACCGATTCTGTAGCGCTGGATCAGATCACGGAACTACTCGACGGCACTGTAGTCGGCCGTGCAAACCCTGAGATCTTGGACATTGTCCGTTCAACCGGCCGTCCCGTGGAGGCTTGAGCATGGACCGAGAAATCTTCAACATCGAGACCCTAGGAGAGGCCATGCGACCCGAGAGCCTACGAGGAGAAGTCTTCCGCCTCAGCCGAGAGGAGAGAGACTACATCGCAGGCCACGCCTTGAATTCGGTTTACGAGAGAGCTAAGAATCTTACGGTCTGCGGGGTTACAGGCTGGGAAGACCCTTACGTCGGAACCGCCTCGTCCGCCGCCCGTCAAATCGCGGCCCTTTCCAACCTTCTAGGCGATATCGGCTGGGAACAAGAGGCCACCGGTCCGATGAGACCCGAGCTAGGCCAATACTGGCCTATTGGAGAACTCTTTCCAGTAGTCCAGCTAAGGCCCTGGCTGGAGGAGTGGCAGCACCAAGACGACGAGGCTCTCGTCGAGCAAGAGACGAATCTAGAGATCGCCTTGGCCGCCGAAGACGATGGAGAATTCGAGGTCAAGGTTCGTCAAGCCATAACTCGCGCCCAAACCAAGCTAGGAACCGGAGCGATCCTCCTGGCCCGCATTGAAAAGTGGATGGCTTCTCATGGGAACTAAAACGAGGACGACTCCAATCAAGAGCTATGAGAAATTCCTCCGCGAAGAACTCGAAACCGCATGGCTGCGCGGTTGGAAGGCTGGACAGATCGTTCGCAAGCCTACGAGGTTCCCCAACATCAAGCGCGTTGAGAGTCCTGAGATAACCCCTGAGGTGGCGCAGCACGCAGCCGACTACGCAGAGCGAGTCGTAGGAGGCTCTACGAGACCGGAGGTCGAATCGTAATGTCTGCCCAGAACCACAAAGCAAGGGCGTTGAGCCTGCTGGATAAAGACTCCGGAGGCAGCAACGTAGAGAGAGCGACAGTCTTTGCTCTCTTGGCTGTCGCCGGACAACTCGGCGCGATACACAGCTCGCTCAAAGGGCTTCATTGCGAAATGAATACCCTCGTAGCCGTTCTCAATCCACCCAAAGTACCCGGAGCGGCTAAGTAAGCTCCCCTACGCCCGACCCGCCATCTACCCCTTCAAAAGACGAGAACGCCGCTTAGGTGGCTCAGGAGAAGCTCTCAGACGTATCTACGCACCACTGACGACGATGGGGCAGGCCCGTTGCTCTCTTAGGTTTGAGGGCAGCGGGCTTTTTTCTTGCTAGAATCCTTTGTGCGCACTCTGTGAAGCGCCGAGTCGCCCAGCGAGTAGGCCGCTATCGCCAATTTGGTTTGCGGAGCCGCTCTGTAATTGGACTGGGCCTCTCGGCGCTTTTCTTTGTTACGATGGGCAGCTAATGGCTCGCGTTCATGCCCTTCATACGTGGCTGCTGGTCTGCCCGGAATGCCATCAGATCGGGAAGGTGCCTCTCGCGGGGCGAACGAAGATGCGTGGCTACTGCACGGGCAAGATCACCGAATCGCATCCGAAAGCTCGGATGACTGAGCAGTTGTTCGTCAAGAGCCGGGCGAAGGTTGCCGTAGATGCCTGAAGCACTTCCGGGTGGCTGTCGCATTGCGCCTCGCGACGTGGACGAGGCTATTGGCCCGTCTTGGAAAGATTTGGCTCAGGCCGCTTACAAGAAGCAGCTCGAACCAAAAGAAAGGCCGTCCCGAAGGACGGCCTTTCTAAAGTTGACAACGACCCGCCAAGGAAGTCGTCTATCCGAAGACTAGCATAGTCCGGCGAGCCGATGACAACCCCTGTGGACTGAGCGGCGGCGGATGAGGATTGGCCTAACCCGGCGGACGGACCAAAGAGGGATTCGGACGGGACTTGCGGAGGCATCACAGCCCGCAAGCAGCGCGATACCCCGATGCGGCGAGACTGAGGCTCCGGAGCATTCGACTACCTATCAGCTTGGAGGGATACATAAAGCCCATAGCCACCCCGGCGGCCTGATACCGGAGATAGAATTCCTCACTATGGAAGAAACGGCGAGAGAACAGGTAGAGCGGATTGCCAACCTGGCGGATCTGACGACTGCGCAGGTAGTCGACCTCTTAACTTCCGGCCTGCACCCTGAAGTCTCCAAAGCCTGGAAAGAGGATCTGTTTACAGGGGAGCGCGTCTATCAGGTCGCTTGGCGGAAGCCCGAAGATCCTCTCTGGGACGGACGCTGGCAAGTCCTGATGTGCGATTGCAGCCGGAGGATCGGCGTCTCTCGCTGCGACTTCTGCGGCACAATGCCTACGCATCCAGTTCAGATGAGGCTCGCTTGAGACCGCTCCTAAGGGTCGTAGACGAGCAGGGAGAAGTCCACGACGGCTGCCCCGGTTGTGATGAAGCAGAGCGCACGCTGGTCCAGTACGAGAAGGATCTTCGCATCCTCAAGGCGAAGATCACGAAACTTGAGCGCGATACCGAGGTAGACGCGCGCAAGGATCCGCTCTGGGACGAGGGAGAGGGCGTATTCCAGTGGTTCGCCTTGGCCTGCAACCACGAAGGCCAGCGCTTCGAGGCCGAGGAGTTCTACCTAATCAAGCCGCACCTGAAGCGCGTTGGTCCTATAGGCTGCTTGCAAGCCATCTGTGGTGCTGCCTATGATCCAGGCACGAAGGAACTCAAGAACGGTCGCTTAAAGCGCTATGACGACTTCGGTCTTATCTTTCGTTCAAAGGAGAAGCTCGAAAGCTTCCAAGAGCGCGTCCCTGGGCCATTCGGCTCGGAGAATTGGAAGCGGTGGCTTGTGGAAAGGATAGACTCCAATCTCAATGGCTAACCTGAAGCTTTGCGAGTGTGGTTGCGGGGACCCAGCGCCTATCGCGGAAGCTACGAATCCGAAACTTGGATACGTGAAGGGACAGCCCATGCGCTTTGTGCGCGGTCATGCTACGAGAGGGCGCAGTCTTCCGGCCCGTAACGGAGGGCTAAGCCCCCACGGCGATGGGAAGCGGTATCAGATTTGGTGTCGTGATGGGACGAAGGTGTTTTTTTATAGGGCTGTGATGGAGGCTCAGTTGGGCAGGCGTCTTCGGTCTGACGAGCACGTTCATCACATCAACGGAGACCCTAGTGACGACCGCCCCGAGAATCTTGAAGTTCTGACGCCCGCTGAGCACCGCCAACGGCATCTGCCGACGCATTGCAAGTGGGGCCATCCCTTTACTTCGCTAAACACTTACACGAATCCGAGTGGCCATCGGAGTTGTAGGATCTGCAAGCGTGAGAGGGACGCGGAGAGAAGGAAGCGTCTTCGTGAGTCAAAGCTTCGCGCTGAGGAACGCTCTTGGGCGTATCTATGAGCTTATCTTCAGAGACAAGGCCAAGATGGAATCGTTTGCCGAGAGGGTTCCAGGCGAGGAGGGAAGTGGGCAATGGAAGATTTGGCTAGTCCAGCGGGTCGAATCCAACCTGAGCTAGACGAGACACGGCTTTGGGTTGACGAGGAACTGGCGAAGGAGCTAGCACATAAACGCTCCATACCCGGCTATTCAAGGAATACGGTGGGCGCAGGGATGAATCTCGGTGCTATCGAAGTCCTAGAACGCTTGCAGCGCTTCTTGCGCGGGGATTACGACGCTTGAAGCTCTCTCTCACCCGCCAGCAACGCAAAGCCCTATTCGCGGGAGAACATCCAAGGATTCTGCGCTCTACGAAGGAGTTGGACGACCTGGGTTGGATTGTGGGCCGCGGCTTCCCTCTTTCGAGCAAAGTTAGCTTGGTCGCATCTGGCGCTTTACAGGAAGGCCCGAAAGAATGGCTTCTTCTCTACACCGTCGCCGATCACCGCCCTCGCCTCCTACGCGCTCGAACTCGTAGTGCCGGCTACGAGGAGGGTCTGAGAGACGATCTAACGGGCGCTGAGCTTGTCAAAGCCTCTGAGGCGTCTGCTTACACCCATAGCCCTGGAGCGGCCCTTAGAGGCTCTGGAGAGGAAGTCTCAAGGGCCGACCAGGAACGCTACGCGAAAGAGAGCCACGCCCCGGCGCTCCAACAGCTTCGAGAAGACCGTTTCGCCCTACGTGCCGCTTTGGACCGCATCAGGGACAACAAGTTCCTATATGGGCATGGTACCCTTGGCTCAGAACTTCGCTTTGCTCAAAAGAAGCTTGAGAAGACCTTGAGCAAGTGCGAAGCCAGGATCAACGGCGAGGCGAGGAGGGCAGCGTAGATGTGCAGCGTGAGCGTGGTTCAGGATTACATGAGGCGAGAAGTAGCGCCGAATCAATGGACTCGTCCGATGTTCAACGAGTACAAGGAGATTCTCAAACGCCTTGAGGCTTTGGATGAGCGCCTAGGACAGGCGGATTGCGAGGACCCTGCGAAGGCTACGTGGATGCGTGAGGTCGAGGATCGATTGAAAGCGCTAGAGGCATGAACTCTTGGGAGAAAGAACGCGCTGAGCAAGAAGCAGCGGATCAGGCCGAAGAACGGCGAGTAGCGCGAGAAGACGAGGGCTGGTCTAAAGAATGCCAGGAAGTCATGGAAGAGTACGAGGCCATCCGCAGGCAGCGACGATTTCTTGACTTAAGGGTCCCCCCCTATCTCTTCGCAGATGAGCGCTCTCAGCGCCGCGTAGAAGAAGAAGCGCGCCACGAAAGGCCGCTGGACGACTACGCCGCGTGGACCGATCAGAACGAACGGCTATTCCGATGAGCGAATTGGAAATAGTTGCTCTGTTCGTGGGGAGCATGATTCTATGGATTCCCCTCTGGGCGTTCTTGGATTGGGCCGATGCTCGACGCTTGCACCGGAAGGAAA